TTAGAATCCAATACGCGAATCAATCGTTTGTTTTCATTCATTTCTTCTTCATATTGAAAATTGGTGACAGCCACTATATTAGGATTAGTGTTATCGAAATCAATGATTAAATTGTTTGTTGAATCTATGTAATGATGAATGTATTCTGTGGGATCAATAACGGCTGTGATTGCCAACAAAGGTTCATCTTTTGTGACATTGGTTAATGTGTCTGTGGTCACAAGATGAATGGGTCCTTGTTGTGAACGAAGAAATATTGTAGTGTCTGTGACATCTGTGACAATGAATTCTCCGTTATTAGAGCTAGTGACAACATCATTTATTGAATATACGGATGTGTCAGGCACAGTGATTTCAAAATCATATTTTTCATATAACACATGATTTATTTGTTCATCAGACATCACCCATTCTGTTCTTGGATCAACGATACCATTCATCAATAAAATTACCCAGTGATAGAAGGGATTTCCGTACATTTTATTTGACACCATTTCAGGTGTTTCATTTCCTTCAATTAAATAGGGAAGTAGAAACACAGCATAACTGTTGAATTCTTTTCCTAAACTCACGCGGCGGAAAAAATCCGTGATGACGATGTTTCTTCTATCACCTACAGTAACAAGATAACCTGGAAACTTTGAAAAATATGACATTAATATCCTGCCTCGATGCGATCGCGTGTCAACACTTCTAGTTCTGTGAATTCCAATTTCATGGCAATTTCTGTGGGAGCACCTTGTGTTCCCTTGAATGTCACGAAATCTGTTCCGCCATATTCAACAGACAACTTAGTTAACGCACAATTGGAAATTTTATACAATTCTTTGTTGACAGAACCTTTGTGATAATATCCAATGGTGAATTCTGCGGGATAATTCAATATGAATTTACTACTCCCCAACACAGGATGCATGTATCGTTTAAATGTGTAAATGATGTTTTGAACATTCACATATTCTGTTTCATTTTTAGGTAAGAACACGTAATCATAGGAAAATGTGCGAAACCCCATACTTTTGAATAGTTGTGCGCGGAATGGATTAGGTGTGACACCGGCCGCCGCGGACGTTGCTGCACCAACGTTCCCTAAGCCTCCTACATCTCCTTTTTTCATAGCCTGTGAAAGAATGTAGGAAGAAAATCCTCCACCTAAAACATTTTTTAGCATATTGGGATTAATTAAATCTTCAAAACTTTTAATCTGAGAAAGATTTTGCGACAGTCCTCCTACAATCCCAATTTCTTCATCTGCCCAGTTCGCTTGATATTCCACACTAGGTTTGCCCGACATGTACAAGGCGATGGCTTCTTTCAATGTGACTTGATTTTTGCCTTCACCAACATCAGCTACCTTCATCGCAGCTACACCTGCTGTTGCTCCTGCTGTTGCGCCTAATCCAGTGGCTATAGTTTTTAGGGCTGGCGCCGCGTTCCCTGTGATATTAGTCACAACATTTGCAGCTGCATTACCTGCACTTGCACCTGCTGAACCTCCGCCTACGAAACCCGAGGTCGTGGTGAGTGTACTAGCAGTCTGTTCATCTTTAGTGATACCCGTGTTGTTTTTTGAATAATCAAATTGCACACTAGACTTTTCCCCACTGTTTTTACCAAGATCACTCTCACGAACCGTGATGTAAAACATCACATAATGGGGATGTTCATCCGTTGCCAATTCACTGGGATACCGATGAATGTTAAATGTTGAATTGTTAGACCCACCACTTTTCAATGCCGCAGCACCTGTGGCTAACACACGCTCATTTTGCCCATCTACTTCATTTCTACGTTGACTGGTGGCTACGTTAAATGCCTGATATGGATTTTGGGGGCCTGGCATAAATATCCTGTGGTAAAGGGCTTCCACAGTATTTATATGACATATACGAAAGACACATACCGGGGAATATTCGCACCCCGAAATCCTAGAAAATATCTCGGTGATGTCACCAACATTGTGTATCGTTCCAGTTATGAATTGCGATTCATGAATTGGTGTGATTTAAATGACAATGTATTGCAATGGGGTAGCGAAGAAGTAGTGATTCCTTACGTCAGTCCCATGGACAATAAAATTCACCGTTACTTCGTGGATTTTTTCATTAAAATCCGAAACAAGCACGGTGCCATTAAAAAATATTTAATTGAGGTGAAGCCGTATAGATTCACCCAAGAACCTGTGGTGCCTCAACGGAAAACAAAACGGTTCATCACGGAAGTGTATCAGTGGGCAGTAAACAATGCCAAGTGGGATGCAGCACGTACTGTAGCAGATCGTAATGGATGGAGCTTTATGCTGATCACAGAGAAAGACTTAGGTCTTTTACAGAAGTCACATAAATAGTATAGTAATTCATGTTATTCCTGACATAGTAATTTTAACACCTTGTCAAGTAGTAGTCAAGCCCTCAATTTTACCACTATGGCAAACACCTTTGATATCATTCGTAAACGAGAAGCTGAGCTTTCAAGACCCATTGAAAACCCAGAAAAATCGGCACGATGGTACATGGATTTAATTCGTGAACTGGGGCTATCCACTATTCAGACACAACGAGTGTTTCGGAGTAACATCGGTGAATTTGTTTCCAACATCATGATTGGTGAGATGTACATCTTCACATATGATCCTAAAACTAAAGATAAGTTGCCCTATTATGATACTGTGCCATTGGTGATTCCTTTCAATAAAGTGGCAGGTGGGTTCCATGGATTAAACTTTCATTATCTCCCACCCATGCTCAGGATGAGATTGTTAACACAATTGTTGAAGTTGACAGATAAAAAGAACATCTCAGAAACCACCCGTTTACGTCTTAGTTGGAGCTTGTTGAACAATGCTGCGAGATTTCCGGGTGTTCATGCTTGTGTGAAAAAATATTTGTATTCACAAATGGAATCACGTATCATGAAAATATATCCGAAAGATTGGAAAAAAACTGTGATGTTGCCGATAGATAATTTTAAGAAGGAAACGAAACAACGAGTTTATAACGACAGCCGGAATAAAATGCAATGACCTTGCCTCCCGTTAAAACCATAACAAAAATACAACCTCCCACGTTACAAGATTTCCTTTCGTTAATTAAAACACGAAATCTTGCACGAACGGAAAGATTTTTCGTTCAATTTGCGCCTCCCGCATCATTGCAACAATATAGTGTGAAGTTCCGTGATATGATGTTATTGTGTGAAGAAGCTGCTATTCCAGGCAAAACAATAGAAACACGCACATTGAGAATCAATGGATTGAATGAACAACGGGCACACACCGCTGATTACATGGGTGATAGCATCACATTACAGTTCTATGTTGATACCGATTGGACACCCAGAGAAATTATGGAAAAATGGATGGAATTGTGCGTGAATCCCGCAAGAATGGGAAGAGAAGTGGGTTGGTATGATGATTATATAGGAACAATGACGTTACACGCTTTAGTCCCTGCGGGTATTCCAGGGGAAAAGTTATTGAATTGGAGCCCTACACAAGCAGATTTTGGATTGAATGCTGCGGTAAGAGATGTTCAAAGTAAAAACAATTTAGCAGGCGTGGCGCTAAGCAAGGCGCTAACTGCGGGTAAACAAAAAGTAGATGACCTCATGAACAAAGCAAAAACACAAGTAACAGCATTTGCTCGTCCTGTGTTAAATCCTTTAATGGAATTGTTACGAGAAACGGAAACCATTTCTTATAGTGTGAAATTCATGGAGTGTTGGCCACGTGCCATCAATGTGATGCCTGTCGGCTATGGTAACATGCAAGTGCATAAACTGAGTGTGACATTCACATATAAGTATTGGGAATCATCGGTTAATGATGATCAAAATTGGGATGAGAAGTTGGTGAATAACATTAATGATTCCATTTCAAAACAAGCGAAAAAATTAACTGACAGTCTCCCGAAAGAAAAACTTTCAAGTTTTGGTGCAGATTTAAAATCGAAAGCCATGGGACTTGGAAAACAATTTGGTGGATAATTATTAACAGGAGAAATTATGTCTATACCTATGATTAAAGTGCCGTCGTATGTGATGAAGTTGCCACACACGCAACAAGAAGTGAAATATCGTCCTTATGTTGTTCGTGAAGAAAAAATGTTGATCATGGCGAATGAATCTGAGGATATGAAAGCTGTCATGGATGCATTAGGAGATGTGATTAAAGCATGTACGCATGATGTCATTGACATTAACACAGCTCCTTTATTTGATGTACAATATGCTTTTCTACAGATTCGTGGGAAATCCATCGGCGAAAATCTTGAATTCAATTGCATTTGCGGAGAATGTGACGCCAGAATGCCTGTGAACATCACTGTGAATGATTTTGTGTTGAAACAAACACCTGGACATAGTAACAAGATTCAATTGGATAACGACTTTCATGTAACCATGAAGTATCCAACATTTCAGCATTACACAAAACTATACATGGATGAAGGTAATGATGAAAATGTTTATGATGTTCTTTCTGAATGCATCGAATCCATTTACACCGAAGATGAAGTGTTTGTGAACACAGGAAACAATAAACAAGATTTTCGTGAGTTTGTGGAAAACTTAACTGTTCCACAGTTTGAAAAGTTGGAAAACTTCTTTGTGACCATGCCCATTCTCGAAAAAATAATTCAGTATGATTGTCCCGAATGTAATAGAACAAACATCATCTCCATTGATGGAATCACCAATTTTTTCGGTTAACTCTTTCTCATGATACGTTAGTAAATTTTTACAAAACCAATTTCTTATTGATGCATGTTCACAGATATTCATTGACAGAATTGGAAAATTTACTGCCATGGGAAAGAGAGGTGTACATAGGATTATTGATTCAACATCTAGAAAAAGAAAATCAAAATCAAGAATAGGATAGCACATGGCTCGTACTAAATCAGATATCGGAAAAAACATACGAAACACTATAACAGGTTCCTCCTCTTCCATGGATTATAAAGGAGAAGTGGGGAAAAACATTGACTTGTCAAAAACCTTACATGGTGTATCCACGTTTCTTGAAACATTATCCAAGAATGAACACGATTTGTTCAAGAAATTAATTGATGCTGTGGAAGAAATTCCGAAAAACAATGACGAGCTACAAAGACAGCAGAAAATTATTTTTGATAACTTGATCAAGACAACTGCTTTAATGAAAAAAGCAGCAGAAACAGAAAAAGATCCAGAGAAAAAACAGGAATTGGAATCGGCTGCTTCCAATATGATGGATCGGGGAACATCAATACAAAAAAACATGGACACCAATCCTCGCGGTTTGCGAGAAATGATTGGGTCGAAAAAATATGGTATTGATCCCCGTGAAGTCAGAGAAAAAGGATTGGTGCGTTCGGTATTCTCACAAGCCAAGCGAGAAGTGTTTGGTGGGAAATATGAACCTAAATTTTCTGATATTGTGGAAAAACAACAACAAGTTCTTCCTACAGCAGAATCCACCGACTCAGCTCCATCTTCATCTGCGATAGAAGTTCCCAAAAAAGAAAAGTCTTTAACGGAAAAAACAAAAGGCAACCTTGCTTCTTTGAATGTCACGAATGCTGTGTTAAAATCCATTCTTTCTGAAGTGAAAGACATCAAAAAAAATCTTGGGAAAAAATCCGACAAGCCATCAGATACGCCATCCGGCAAGCCATTAGATAAACCCAGTATTAAACTTAGTAAAAAAGAAAAAGAAGCACAAAAATGGCGAGATGTAGAAAAGTTCTCGATACGAGATTATTATGATCGTAAACAGAAAGAAGAAAATCCAAATAAGTTACGCGACGTTTCCAAGATTGATCAAAATCCTTTTGATGAAGCTCGGTACACTGGCTCCGACATTGATAAAGATACAGAACAAAAACCTGTGCAAGGGTCAGTGGAAGAAAAGGACGGAGGACCTATGCTTCCTATACCTCCCATACCTCCTGTTCCAAAGGGAGTATTCTCTAGATTAAGAAATTTTATTAAACGAGGAAAAGTCCCTACTCGTGCTGCTGGTGCGGCATCATCTGCTGAAGGAGGGGTAGCAAGAGCAGCTAAGGGAGGGGGTGATATTGTTAAGGGAGCCTCTAGAGCGTCCAAAGCATTCAAAGGAGTAGGAAGACTTCTTGGAAGAGCTGCCACTCCATTAACAATTGCTGCGGGTGCCTATGAAGGGTATACAGGATATCAAGACGCCAAAAAGTTGGAAGAATCAGGAGAAATTACAAAGGAAGAAGGAACAAGAAAGAAAGGAGAAGCGATTGGAGGTGCTACCGCAGGAACTGGTGGTGCGCTCGCAGGAGCTGCTTTAGGAGCGACTGTTGGTAGTGTAGTTCCCGTAGTAGGAACTGCAATTGGAGGATTGGTGGGAGGATTAATTGGTTGGTATGGTGGTAAGGCAGCGGGCAGTGCAGCAGGAGGAGCAATAGCTACGTCAATGGCAAGTTCCCCACCATCTTTGGCAAACCCAAAATCACCAACAGCGGCTATTGCAACTATTCAATCAAAAACAAGAGCCGCGGGAATGAATGCATTAAATAATGCAACACAACCAACTGTGCAACAACCTCCTGCTCCTGTGATAACCAATATTACAAATTCTTCGCCTGCCCAAGCAGTGAAATCTACGCCAAATAATCCAATATTACCAGCGATAAGAACAAGTGATAATAGTTTCTTGCGATATCAAGATAGAAGAATGACTAGAATTTTATAAAAAGAAAAAGGGAGCTTTTTGAGCTCCCTTTTTCACATCTATCTATACAGTTATCAATCTTGTGCTAGCTTAGAAAAATAACTGAGAGTATCATCCTCGTCATCTGGGATGTCCATCTTGGGTTGAGGTGCTCGTGCAGCTCGCGGAACTGGAGCTGCTTCAGTCGGCTCATCTTCCATTCGGCTTTCTGAGATTCTGTCAGCAGTCACACCTGCAACAGGGCTACCCTTCAACACCATGTCCAACTTCTTCTTCAACTCATCATAACTCTTGAAGTTCTTAGGATCAGTGAATTCATTCAATGAATGCTGCCGATTCCAAATCACTTCAATGTCATCATCATTCTCGGCAATGGATGAGATGCTATCAAATTCTGACTTGTCGTAGTTGCGATATCCTTCAACGTTACGAATCTTCAGCTTAAAATTTGCACCCTTCCAGAAATCGAACGGATTCACGGGTTCCTCATCCTCAAACTGAGGTTGCATCACATCCTTGATCTTATCGAAAATCTTCTTGCCATACTTGTATAAGAACACCTTGCCTTCGTTCTGAGGATTAGCGGAATCCTTGATCACAAGAATGTTAGAGATGTATGTGAGCTTGCGCTTCTGCTTACGAGCAATTTCCTTGTTGCTTTCAAGACCAGAGTTCCACAATTCATTGTTCAATTCTGACACAGGATCAGGCTGATTCAATGTGGTCAAGCTGTTCTCAATGTACCAGCGACCTGAGGGACCTTGGAATCCATGATTCCAAATGCGAACCCAAGGAAGCTCTTCTCCTTTGCTAGGAGGAAGAAAACGAATCACTGCATACCCATTGCCTGCCTTATCAACGGCGGGCGTCCACAAACGATCATCATCTCGGCGTTCGCCTGAAGCAGGCTTGGCAATCTTTTCAACTTCCTTCATCAATGAATCAAAGTTGCCACGGGACTTACGTAAATCGGATAAACTACTGAATGACATGTGTATCTCCTTGTTTAACGGTGTATGTAACGCTGTATGTTAAGTATGTACTACGGGTCCTGCCATGATGTTATTCTTCTTCAAATTCATCGTATGAGTAATCATCAGTGAAATAATCTGAATCATCTTCCTCATCAACCATATCATAAATTGCCTTTTTATGCTTGGTGAGTTTATCTTTTTCTATGCGCTTGGGTTGTTTGTGTTCACGGTATTCTTCCTCATCCCAACCACGACGATGTTTACTCATAGAATGCCTTCAGTGTGATCATTGAAAATTTTTCCTTGTCGATTTTAACAAATGGTGAATATTTGTGAATGGCACGTGATACTGAATTCCAAACGGGATCCAACACAAGACGTTCATCTACTTCACTACTAAATCTATATAATTTATTTAGAATAACAAGTGTTTCCAGCCGACATTTTTTACCACAATAGGCTTTCAAAATGATGGGATGTCCAGTCGAACAATTCCATAAATCTTCCTTCACTTCAACCACTTCTTGAAGATATTGTACATCTTGTGTGAAGTTGTATGTCATGCTTTCTTGAATGCGTTTCCACTCAATATAGATGTCATGTCCAGCGGGTTCAAAAATACCCCATTCATTACCATTGATAAAATTGGCAACCAAATATCCAATGAAATCTTCTTGATTGTAATTGTACTGCTTCATTAATGTTTCCAACTTCTTTTTGAAGTTCGCCTTTACACCTGCTTTAGGTTTCTTGGGGATAATTCCGCTTCGGATATCATAATTATCTGTTGTGAAATGTAACCGTAATGATGTGTAGATTTTATAGGCGTCATCAATGTTCATAGGGGAAGTTTAGCAGTTTTTTTCAAAAGGTTCATTTCCTCAGCTTCAGCACGAATTTTTTCTTTCAAAGAATTCGTAATGAAACTTGCCACGGCAATGGGTTCAATTTCTTTTGCGTCACAATATTCTAATAGAGCTTCCAAACAACCAATCCCTCGTGTAATGGCTTGTTTTTCAATGAAAATGGAAAACTCTGATGGACTTGTAAACTCACGAGTGGTGAGATATTCCAATGTTATAACTTTAGGTTCTAGGCTTGTTGGTTCTTGTTTGATTTTCATTAGTGTTCACCACATAAAAAATATGATTTCCTATCTTCTTAATAGGTCGTGCGAAATCCCAATTGGGTTGTACTGATGTATTATGAAAATACAAGGCATTCTTAATGCTAACAAGGCGCACGTTGCGTGTCAATACCTCACGCGCGATTTTTCGTGATTCGGCATAAATGTTTTTTTCCAACACACCTCGCGGACCACATGTCCAAGAAAATTGACATCCCCGAGGATTGCGTTGATACACGACACCGCATACTGTTTTCGGGAATGATCTGGACTTCACGCGATTCATTGTAACTGTGGCTACAGCCAATTTTCCTTCATAGGATTCATCGGGAGCTTCAAATGCAATGTTTTTTGCTAAGCACGTTAATTCTTTTTCAGAAATTCTTTTAAAGGGCTTACCAATCGGTCGATTTTGATGGGTGAGTGTATTTGGAACCACCGCTAACATCAGGGCTAGCATAATGATGAATTTTTTCATTTTCTCCACCTCCGAAAGTAATATAGTGCCCTGAAAGGGCACTATATTAATATAATAGGGTTGTCGTCGGCTGTCAAGAGGTGTATTACTTATGCATCAGCACAGGTTCCACCTTGGCAAACACAAAAACCACCTTTTCCGTCATCAAAACATTCATTACCATTTGGGCATGACACGTATGCAACACACGCAGCTGGCTTTACTATGACCACACCATTTTCTTCAACTGAATAATATTTTTCTTGTTCATTTATTTCGGAGAGATCGGTTGAATACACATTGGCTAACATCGCTCCAAATGAAACTATTTCATTTTCAGCATTTTTTCCTATGAACATGATCACATAACTGGCACTGTTAACATTAATTGATGGTGCGAAAGTTAATGTTCTTGTTTGTGAATCAAATGACACCCAATCAAAATTAGGTCTGGATTTTCCATTGATTACAATGTCATTAATGGAAATAGTTTCAACAAGTGAATGTGCTTGTATTTGCACACTAGTAGCTTCACCCTTCTTCACATTCACTGATGCGGGTGTGCCTTCAAAAATGTTTCCGTAATATGGAGTACGAATTAAAGCATTAGGTGTTGTTCCATAAATTGCTTCATTTCTGAATAACAAATCAGATGCTGCGGTTGCAATTACAACATCTTGTATTTGTTGTGCCGTTTTGGTTGGATTATCTACAATGATTTGTGCAACAGTGCCTGATACCACAGCCGCAGCTAATGAAGTTCCAGAAGTAGTTATTACAGCTCCTGTGTTTGTCAATGTTTCCACATCAATGCCAGGTGCCGTGATGTCAACTTCAGTACCCCAGTTGCTTCCTGCATTAGGTGCCCAGTTAATGACACGATCAAATGCATCTGAAGCAGCAACACCTAACACAGTATCTAATCCCACAGGTGAGTAATTGTCTGCATTGGATACAGTGTTACCTGCTGCCGCAACCACAAGTAATCCTTCGTTTTGTAATTCTTGAATTTTCAAATCTAAAATTTGATTTTTTGCAACAACCCAAGAACAGTTCACAACTTTCACATCTGGTGTGAGGGCGTGATCAGCAAGAATGGCATCAAACGCTGTTAACAATGTACTGACATTGACAGCAACATTCATAGGAATTTTCACAACTTTCAACTGAGCATCTTTGGAAACACCAAGAGTTGCACCTACAATCATGGACGCCATGCTTGTGCCGTGATTTAAATCATCAGTGAATGTACCATCAAAACTATGTAAATTTACAATGTTAGCAGTTTGTAAATCACCTACAACATTCACACCAGAATCTACGAGATACACGGTGGTTCCTGCGCCGGTGTTTTTCACCACGTAACTATCACGCATGGGCAAGTTACTGGAGCACACACGCAATTTGTGCCAAGGATCTGTAGCACTTTCTGCTACGAGTTCTTCATCCAAAGCAACACTCAACACCTCGGGAATTGTTGTCAAGAGGGTGCTATCTGATGCTTCAACAGTTAATACATGCAATTTTTCTAAATGTGTAACAATTTGTACGCCTGCAGGGAGGGCTGCAAGAACTTGCTGTGCGGCACCCTTTTGGTATACAACGTTAAAATTAGGCATACATTCTCCTATACATTAAAATGTTTTTATATATTTATACAGAAAATAGATTACTCTCCGCCACTCCCCAGTTCCTTTCCATACAAAAATAACACTCTCCGCAATGATTTTCAATGTCTATTCCACAGGAATGTGTTAATGTAAATAGCTGCTGTAATGAATGCTGTTTATATATTTCACATATCATGACTTTATCTACATCAATGAATGGGCGAAGATGGTGGTCATTCAAGGCAGGACCACGAACAGGGGGTGTATCACCCGCAATATAACGAGCAGGAGTGAACACATCAGTGATTACTTTATTGCATGCACTGTATGTGAAACTGTTCTCTGGAGAAATGTCCAAGGTGTTTTTCACAAAATCACGTATGAAAAAAAATCTTGTTGTGAGTTGTTTTGTATATTGTACCTGGAGATGTGTTTCCAGCCATGTTAAAACATCGTGAAAATGTTGTTCACGTTTGTGTTTTAACATGCCAAACACATGAATGGGAATGTTCTGAGTATTTTGAGTGGTTAGCAAATACAAGAGAAGTGAACTATCAACTCCTCCTGAAAATAACACATTAATTTGTGAACATTCGTGTGGTATGCGTATTTTCATGATTCAAAGGGAGGGGTTTTCTGTTCCCAGGTTAACCCCAAACCCGGCAAAGCTACTTAATTAAGCAGCTAATGCGAGAGGCGCGTTATATGTGCCCTTTAATGATTGTGCTCTGCTTACGGCAGTCGCCTATCGGGTAGCTCTCTCATCTAATCCTTACCCTGTCGAAGCCGGTCACCCCCGTAACTACGAACTACAATACTTCTGAGTGGAGGTGAGGGGAATCGAACCCCTGTCCAAGATACGTTTCAATTTGAGCTGTTCTACTACCATCCTACATGATTATTTAGTCAATGACATTCCTAATGCAATTGTTCGTCCGACATTATATCCTTCACGCTCTAAGCCACCTTGCATGAACCGAA